CAACAATGGCACATTTTGCGAAAGTAGTTAGTGGTACTGTTACACAAGTCATTGTGGCAGAACCAGAATTCTTTGAAACATTCGTAGACACTTCCCCAGGAGAGTGGATACAAACTTCTTACAACACTCGTGGTGGTGTTCATTATCAGGCAAACTCTAATGAGCCATCCGATGATCAGTCTAAGGCACTGCGTAAAAACTATGCAGGAATTGGTTACACTTACGATGCACAAAGAGATGCATTTATTCCACCAAAACCATTTAACTCTTGGGTGCTGGACGAGACATCTTGCTTGTGGGAAGCACCAACTCCATATCCAGATGATGGAGAAAGATATACCTGGAATGAAACAACAACTTCTTGGGATCAAGTAGAACCCCAGTAGTATTCAATTAATATCTGTGGATAGGGAAGCAGATGGCAACAACAGAAAAAGACTTTCGTGTAAAGAAAGGTCTTATAGTCGGACAAGATGCAACGATTGGCGGATCAGTCACAGCCACATCTTTTATTGGCAACGGCAGTCAATTAACTGGAATATCTGGTGGTAGTGGTATTCAATCAGTTGCAACACGTCCAGAAAGTCCAAGCAACGGAACAATTATTTGGAATACTACTAGTAATGTACTAGAAACCTATGTTGGAACAGGATGGGTAACATTAGCATCACAGACATTAACTTTTGACTATTTGGTAGCAGCAGGTGGTGGCGGTGGAGGTTTTGATGTTGGTGGCGGTGGTGGTGCAGGAGGTTTATTGACAGGCACTATTTCAGGCATCCCTGCTGGAACTTATTATGCTATAACTGTTGGTAGTGGAGGTGCAGGCGGAACTTCGATGGGAGGAACAGCTTCTTCTGGAACAAACTCGTCAATAGGAACTGTAGCTATATCATTGGGTGGTGGGGGTGGAGCTAACTACTTTAATAATAGTGGAACATCAGCTGGTGTTTCTGGCGGATCAGGTGGTGGAGGGGCAGGTTGGACTTACCCATCTAACGGTGGATCTGGAACAGCAGGACAAGGATTTGCTGGTGGAAACGGATTAGGTGGAACTGGTACGGGTGGTGGTGGAGGCGGTGCTACTGCTGCTGGCTCCGCTGGAATAAACAATCAGAATTCTTTTGCCCCTGGTGGTGCAGGTTTTGCTTCTAGTATTACTGGAACGAATACAACATATTCTACTGGTGGTAAAGGTGGAGGTGATAGTTGGACAGGAATGCTAAGTGGTAGTACTAATACTGGTAATGGTGGTGATGGATCAGGTCTAGGTTCATCTCCAGCTGGAGCTGGCGGATCTGGAATAGTTGTTATAAGATATACAGGAGCTCAAAGAGCAACTGGTGGTACAATAACCAGCAGTGGTGGATATACAGTTCACACATTTACATCTTCAGGGACATTTACAGTCTAATTATGTCAAACGCAAAAGAACTAGCAAAATTCGCCAGAGATATAACTTACGATACTGCCAATACAGAACTTTCTGGAATTACGGTTCAGGGTGCAGGTGGCGCATCAGTTACAACTGCAGCTACTGCCCCAGCATCTCCATCAAATGGTGACGTTTGGTTTAACACAACAAACAATTCTCTAAACGTGTTTTATAATACAGCTTGGACACAGTCAAGTGGTGGTAGCACTACAAACAGAATTATTGATACGTTCACTGCTACTGCTGGGCAAACAACATTCACACCTTCCGTCAACTATTCTTATGTAGAAGTTTACAAAAATAACGTAAGAGTTCCAACAAGTCAATATAATGCAACTGATGGAGTCCGTGTTATATTAAACACTGGCGCTACTGCTGGTGATGTTTTAGAAATTTACGCATACGCCACTGTCGGTGGAACTGCCACTGGTACTGGTGGTTTGACTATCAGTTCGGTTGTTGTAACTGATGCATCAGGAACAGCATTAGGTTATGCTGGTTTTGCAGAAGTTGGTGGTGGATATGTTAAAGTTACAGGTACAGGATTTAGTTCTGGTATTTCTGCTACGATTGGTGGGACAGCTGCACTAAGCACAGTCTATAACAGTTCTACCGAAGTTATCGTTAGAGTACCACCAAAGTCATATGGCTCATATGGAATAACTCTAACAGATTTGCTTGGGTTTACTGTTTCTTTGACGAATGCAGTTATTTACTACCCAGCAGCATCTTGGGTTACAGATGCTGCTCTACCAGATGTTCAGATGGATATTCCAGTTTCTATTCAGCTGCAAGCAGTTGGTGGAACTGCATTCGCTTTGGCTTCTGGCAGCACGTTACCTGCTGGTTTAACACTCAATACTGTCAGTGGATTAATTAGCGGAACATTGACTGTATTTTCTGGTGATTCATTTACAACTTCTTTTGCAGTCAACGTAACTAATAACGTAGGTGTCACTACTTCAAGGACATTCAATCTTTTTGCTAATGCAGCAAGATTTGAAACTGCTGCTATTGGAGGCAGCACTGCAATAAATCGTTACTGGATATATGAGAACTTAGGAGCAGCACATAGATTTTCTCCACCACATTTTGGTGCATATGATATTCTTATAGTTGGTGGTGGTGGTGGCGGTGGTACAGGTGGTACAACTGCTTCTACTCGTAATATGGGAGGTGGCGGTGGTGCAGGTGGTGTTGTTGAGAAACCTAATACAATATTAAATTCAACATCTAGTGTTTACTATCAAAAAGTTTCTTTTATTAGGATTACTAATGGCGGAACTAATTATACATCGGCACCAACAGTAGTTATAACACCAGTAACAGGTAATACTCCAACAACAGTAGCTACAGCTACAGCAACAGTTTCTAATGGTGCCGTCACATCTATAAGTGTTACAGGTAATGGAGTTGGATATACTTCTGCTCCACTTATATCATTTACTGGTGGCGCTGGTTCTGGCGCGACAGCGATTGCCTATATTGGCGGTAATACAATATATGGAATAACAGTTGGTGCTGGAGGCGCTGTTAATACTGCTGGGTCAAATACTTCTATAAGAAAAAATGCATTACCTGTTGATTGGATAGCACTAGGTGGTGGTAGAGGAGGAAATAATTCAGGAGATTCAGGAGGCGGTGGCGGTAGTGGTGGAGGTGCATCAAAAGCAAATCACACTGGTGGCATTAGTAATCTTGGTGGTGCACCTGCAACACAACCTGGAAGCGCAACTGGTGGATTTGGATTCGCTGGCGGTGGCGGTAGTGATACATATTCTAATAATAACAGAGGATATTCTGGAGGCGGTGGTGGCGCTGCTGGTACTGGTACTGGTGCTGGTGATGGTGGATTAGGGAGATTAATGACTGGATTTGAAATTCGAGGAACCAACGCAAGTAATACACTAACTGGTACTAGAGGATACTACGGTGGTGGTGGAGCTGGTCTTGATGGACAAGCTGAAAATTTACCAACACAGTTTAATTTTCACGTAGGGGGTGTTGGCGGGGGAGGAAATTCAAGTGATACACTCACACCAAGAAATGCTATAAATGGAACTGGTGGTGGCGGAGCTGGAGGAGGTAGTAATACTGGACAAACAGGCGCAGGTGGATTAGGTGGTTCTGGTATCCTAATTATCAAACAAAAATATGGATATGATGCAGATATACTTTTAGCTGCTGGTGGTGGTAGTTCTGGTTATGGACCTAATGGTTTTCCAGTAGGTGCTGGTGGCGCTGGTGGTATGGTTTATACTACTGGAAATCAGTTTAATGTATTATCTGGAGAAACATATACAGCAACTATCGGTGGAGCAGATACAAACTCTAGTTTAGTGCATACAAATTATACAATTACAGCGATCGCAGGCGGTTCTGGTGGATCTTCAACAGGTAACTCAACTAACGTAGGAAATTCTGGTGGTTCTGGTGGTGGTGGCGCTGGATACAATAGTGGTGGTTTCGCTAGAGATGGTGGTGATACAACACAGGTGTCAACTACAGGGTACGGACAAGGAAATCGTGCTGGTACTGGTAGTGGTGGTGGAGCAGGTGGACTGCCAACAACTGCTCTTGAAGGTGGACCAGGAATACAGTGGGTGAATGGAATAACTTACTGTCGTGGTGGCAATGGTACTGTTGGAACTTCATATGGCGCGAATAGTGGCGGTGGTGCGCACGCTAACAATAATGGAAATGCAGGAAACTCTGGTATATTCATTATAAGATACGCTGGTCCACAACGTGGATCTGGTGGAACAATAACATCAGTTGACGGATATACTTACCACACGTTTACCTCATCTGGCGTATTTACTGGATAATAAATAAAGAAAAAGGATTCATTCCATGCCAGTAACAACAAGAGAACAACTAAAACAATACTGTCTTAGAGAACTAGGTAAACCTGTTCTTGAGATCAACGTAGATGATACTCAGTTAGAAGATCGTATTGACGAATCTTTAGAGTATTGGAGACTTTATCATCCAGATGGTATTGAGAAAGTTTACATGAAGCATTTGATTAGTGCTTCTGAACTTAAACTTACAACAAACAACGCACAAAATTTTGTAGTTCCTGAAATAGTAACAGGGTTAACTTCTGGTGCTACTGCTACATGTGTAAAAGAAACTAGCCGTACTTCTTCTGGCAACACACTTCTGGTTAAAAACGTAACTGGAACATTCTCTGTCGGCGAAACAATTCGTGGTGCAAACAGTAACGTAACTGCAACTCTTGGAACACCAGCAGTTACACTGGGTGCATACGATAAAAGATACATTGATATTCCAGATGCAGTTTATGGCGTAGTTCGTATTCTTCCATTCAGCCAAGCATCATCTTCAAAGAATCTATTTGATCTGCAATATCAGTTGCGCTTAAACGATCTTTACGATCTGACATCTACATCGATCATTTACTACAAAACAGTTATGTCGCATTTGGCTCTGCTAGATTTAGAGTTAAATGGTCATCCACAGTTTAGATTCAATCGTCGCCAGAACAAATTATTCCTAGATGTTAACTGGGAGTCTGATGTTGCGCTTGGTGACTTTATTGTTGTTGAGTGCTATCGCGCATTAGATCCAGCAGAGTATTCCAAAGTGTGGGATGAACTATGGCTTAAACATTACGTAACTGCAAAGTTTAAAAAGCAGTGGGGAACAAATCTTAAAAAGTTTTCAGGCATTCAATTACCAGGTGGCGTAACACTTGATGGTGATAAATTATACGACGAAGCAACTACAGAAATTAAAGAACTTGAAGATGAGTTAATGACCAAGTCTGCACCACTTGAGTTCTTCTTAGGTTAAATATGCCAACCAATTCTTACTTTACTCAGGGAACATCTTCTGAGCAAAATCTTGTTGAAGATCTAATCATTGAATCTTTGAAGATTTATGGTAAGGATTTATTCTATATTCCCAGACAGTTGGTAGCAAAAGATGAGATCCTTGGCGAAGATCGTCTAAGTAGATTTCAAAACAGTTATCCAATTGAAATGTATTTTGATAACATTGATTCCTTTGCAGGTCAAGGTGCGTTTATACAGAAGTTTGGATTAATGCTAGAACAGTCTGCAACTCTTACTGTTGCAAGAAAACGCTGGGAGCAGTTGATTGGAGTTCATGGAACTACGATCCTACCCAATCGTCCATGCGAGGGAGATCTTCTCTACTTCCCATTGACCAAAGGTTTGTTCGAGATTAAGTTTGTAACGCATCAGGATCCATTCTATCAGCTTGGTAAATTGTATGTTTACAAATTGCAGGTTGAACTGTTCCAGTATTCTTCTGAGAGACTAGATACTAATATACCTGATGTTGATGTATTTGAAGAACTGAAAACTTTTGACATCACCAAGAATGTGGAAGTTGAAACTTCTGATTCGTTTGGCGATAACAATCAATTTAAGCGCGAGGCAGTTGATGTTCTGTTTAACGCGGACAACCCATTTGGTGAAGTTATAACATCATATAATTTTGGCAGAGCAGATTCAACCAGAACTACTGCTGACGAAGATCAAGTAACTACGGATACAAACTAAAATGGCTAAACAAACTATTAACATTGGAACTGCAGCGAACGACGGAACAGGTGATCCTCTTCGTACTGCATTTACCAAAACAAATGCAAACTTTACTGAGATATACAATGCTGGGTTGATTCCTTCTCAGACTGGAAATAACGCAAGATATCTGTCTACTGATGGAGCTATTCTGTCATGGGCAGTGCCATTTAGCGGATCTTATAATGATCTAACAAATAAACCAACACTGTTTTCTGGTTCTTATAATGATCTGACCAACAAGCCAACTATCCCAGAAACTAATACTAATACACACGGTGGTTCTGCTGCGATAGTTGTCGGACAACAAAATGCTACCAGAGACAATTTAACTGTAAGAATTGTAAACAACACTATAAGTCATGCAAATAATTCATTAGATGTAGAGTTTAAATATAGTGATTCATCTAACAACGTATCAATTGCTGCTAGTATGTTATCTTCAACCTACGGTTCTGGTCAAGGAAACATTTTATCTGGAGTTGTAGTTGTTAATGCAAATAATACGACTTATCAACTAGTGGGTAATTTACCTGCGGCTGGCGATACACTATCCTTTCTTGTCTCTGATTTAAGTTTTCATAAAATTTACAGAGTAATAGTTATTGCAAGAAATACGCCAACAGTCGGAACAGCAGGCGATGCTTACTGCGTTATTGAAGAACTCAAATAATGTTAGACGGAAAAGTATTCTATCACGGAATTATTAGAAGCACTATCGTTGCTTTCGGTAGTCTTTTTAGTAATATTTACATCGATAGAAAAAAAGATGATTCTGTAAGTGGACAAACGATACAGCGTTTGCAAGTTCCACTAGCATATGCGCCAAAAGAAAAGTGGATAGTTAGAATAGATTCAGATCCAAATTTACAGAATAATACGTATACAACATTACC